AAGAGATATCAAAGAAAACTCTTGATCAAAAAGTTCGTGCTTTAGCTGAGGAGAAATCAATCAACTACAGCGAAGCACTAAGTTTATTCAGAGAACAACAACCTGACTTTTATCGTCAAGCATTTGGAGGATAACCATGGCTGACACACAAATCATTCAATCTTTTGTGGCTGCAAGTGCAATCACAGAATTCGCACTTGTTAGTATTGATGGCAATGGCAAAATCGCGGTAACAACTGCGGCAACTGACGCGGCTTGTGTTGGTGTTGCTCAACGTGCTGCCTCAGCTGGTGAAGCTGTTGACGTGGTCATCCATGGCTTAACTCGTGTTATCGCTGGTGGTGCAATCACTTTCAACACATCTCCATTAGTAATGGCAACAACTGCGGGAGCAGTGGCGGCACATGCGACAAGTGGCAATTATGCAATCGGTCGTGTGATTCCTAACATCAATCAAACAAGTGCATCAGCAAACGATCAATTAACTATCGTTTTCACAGGTGCCAACAACTTACTACCATAAGAGGTGACCCATGGCTAGTTCTTATAATAATATCCATCCAGTCGATCAGATTCTTACAAGCCTTGTTTCTGAGGTAGTACCTAGCGATAGTCAACTGATTGCAAATCAAATCTTTGAAAACGTGAAGATCCCTGAAAGAAGCGGAACATTCTTACTTGAGAATAGTCGCAACTTCATGGGTGCTGGTGTTGGCCTTGATCTTGAACGTGCTCCTGGTGCGGGTCGTGCGAACATTGGATCTTTTGATCGTACTAACTTGACTTTCAAAGCAAAGATCTATTCTGCACAAGATTCGATCGCAATGGAAGACATCATCGACAGTCAATATCCTGGTGGTGAGGAAGCTCGTATCGTTCGCAAAGTACGTCGTGCAATGATGCTTGCTAAAGAGCAACGTGCTGCAAACTTAATCTTTGATACTGCATCATTCTCAAATGATACATGTACCAATGTTATGGGTGGTCAAGTTGACGCGGCTGGCACTGATGCCTTGACAGGTCTTGACAAATTGAAAGATCTTGTTTTCAACGCTGCTCATGGTATCAATCCAGATACTTTGATCTTCGGTCGTGGTGTGTTCCGTTCATTAGCTCGCAATCCTGAAGTACGTGGATATGCTGGTGATGTAAGTGGTGCAGGTGCTTTCGCAAGTGGCAACCGCATCTTGACAGAGGAAGCAACTAAAGAAGTTCTACGTAACATCTTGGGTATTCCAAACATCTACGTTGGTGAAGCTCGTCGTGAGACTGCTGTACCAGGTGCGACATCTTCAGAATCTCAAATTTGGAACACAGAGACAATCTTCTGTGGTATCATGAAAGGGTCTGACGCAATCGTACAAAAGAGTGGTAATGTCAAAGGAATGCCTGTGGCTGCACTCAACTTCGATTTCGGTGGAATGCAAGCTGGTCAATATGACAGCCTTGATGCAACTCGTCGATACGTATATGCTGAAGAAGTACAACAATTCAAAGCAATCGACTCGACTCTTGGATACATCCTTACTGATTGCTTAGTATAGGACTGACATGTGCGATACTCACGACACGATACTTCTTGCCGAGCAAGATGCTGATCAATTAGCAATCGAAGATCTTGAGAAGCAACTCAAGAATCAATCGGGAGATGTCGCACGTATCACCAAGGCAAAGATCAATGAGTTGAAAACTCAGATCAAAGCAGAGAAAGCAATGAGATCGGTCCTCGATAAATCAAGGAATCGATTTCTAAAAACGCTTGAGACAGCAGTCCAAGCAAGTGACCCATTAACAATCCTCTCTCTACCTAGAGAGCAGTTGATTGATTTTATTATTCGTGGTGGTTTTGACTTGTCAATTGATGAATTCATCGAGCAAGCTGATCTCATTATGAAAGCTGTCGAGAAGACGACAAGGATTATACAGCCCGACCTTGGGCTTGCTCCAATTCAACAACAACTTGACATCATGCAGACCTCAGCTGTTGAGACTCTGTTTGATGATGTCATCATTCCCAATGTCGCAAGTGGTGTCCGTGAGTCATTGGTTGCAATGACAATCGACGTCCCATTGACACAAGCTATCTCCTCACTCTCTCAGAAGATGCAATCTGCAACCGGTCGACAATTGACTGAGGTCAACACAAAGCTCTCCATGTTTGGGAGGAGTGTGACTGCTGCCATTGCTGAGGAGGCCGGTCTTAGATATTATTTATACACTGGTCCCATTGATGGAGTGACAAGACGATTCTGTCGTCCCTTGGTTGACAAGGTCGTGAGTGAATCGCAAATGAAAAAGCTCAACAACAAACAAGGGCTTCCGGTCAAGACTGCCGGTGGAGGTTACAACTGCCGACATTCTTGGAGTCCAGTATCTGAGGGATTCATCAAAGCGGCTGGCCTTGACAGAGCAACAACAAAAGACATTTCAAAAGCAAACGCGGGAGCAAAGAGATGATAAGAAAAGCAATCACCGGTCAGGATCATATGTTTGAGTGGAATGCTCCATCTCCCATCAGTGGAACTCCCTCAATCACTTTCAAAGTATCAAGTGATGTTACAAGCAACTTGAGTCAATCAAGAGCAAACATCTCAGTGTCAGCAATTGGCAATGATCGCAGGACCTTGACAATCGCAAGCTCTGACTCTCTGGAAAGAGATCAAGTCTTTGCATTCTTGAGGACGGATGGAGATGCTTGGTATTCAATCAAGATCGTCCGTATTGTGGGAACAACTGCGATCCTTGCTGATCCTTTACCTCGTGAGATTGACCTCTCCACAAGTGCAACGATTGAGTTTGCCATGTGGTATGTCACAGCATCCTCAGCCAATGTCACTGCGACAAGTGGAACATTCCAATATTTGATTTCATACACGTCAGATCTTGGACAAAACAATCTATCCAACTTGGACAAAGGAGTGATCAAGGTTACTCCTCGACCTTTCGACACCGGCCTTGACCATGATTCTTTTGTGAATCGTTTCGCTCCTCTTGCTGACATGGTACCACGTCGACAATCTGACTTTAGACCACAGATCAAAGCTTCTCTTGATGAGCTTTCATTGATGCTCAGAGATAGACTCGGATCATCCAACGTGACAGAAGATGAGATCTTCAATGCTGAGGCTTTTGAGCTTTGTCATGCTTATTGTACAGCTGCTCGAATCTATGAAATGAATCTTCAACTTGATGCAGCTGATGCAATGAGAGCAAGATGTATTGAGTTAATGGATTTGGCCTTGAGATCTGTTGACCTTGATCTTGATGGTGATGGTGTCATTGATGAGGGTGAGCTTGACCTTGAGAAGAATGGTGGAAAGTCAACAGACTTTCGAGCATCATGGCGAACTTATAATAAGACTGAATATGATCAGAGCTTTACCCCATCGAGATCAATGAGGCACTAATGTCAGTCAAGGTCAATCTCAAACTACCTCGTAATATTTGGACTGCAAAAGACACTAAGACAATTGCATCCAATACCTTGGCAACTGTCAAGCGTCGATCCATGCGTGGCATCAGCTCACAAGGTAAGAAGTTTAAGAAGTACTCGACAAAGCCAATGTATGTCTCTTTCAAAGGTGCAAGACTCAAACCCAAGGGAGGGACTCGTGTCTCTCGTACAGGTAAATCAATTTATTATGCTGGTGGATATCAACAGTACAAGAATGATTCAAGGAAGCGTCAAGGAGGCAAGGGTCAAACTGCTGAGGTTGATCTTGTATTGAGTGGTCAATTGATGAATAATCTTGTTGTACTTGAAGCAACTGACACACGTTTCAGAATCGGCTTGACCAAGCATGTTCAGCATTATGGATATGAAGTCCACAAGATACGTCCTTACATTGGCTTGACTGATGATGAGATTGATACTCTTGTGAATGCCGTTGCTTTTGACATCTCCAAGAAACTAGGGAGGAATGTATGAGCAGAGGAATCTTTCAATCACTCGACAAGATCAAGACAATGATTGAGGCTATTGAACCCAAGACAGATCCCCATCATGGATTTGTTTGCATTGATGATGGTTCCGGTCTCGTCTCTCCAATAAATACAAGATTTCAGAGTCAAAGACAATTTACTCTTGAGATCGTGACTCTTGCGATGGATGACGGCAGTGCTGGCCTCAGTGGTCGAAAGCGTGTCACCATCGAGATACATGTGCGATATGCCATTCCCAAAGAGGAGGGCTTCAAGATTCGCATGATGAATGAGGATGCCGGCAAATTGATTGATACAATCAAGGGTCCTCAATATGATTTTAATACAACAGGGATCATCTCAGTGATACCATTGGAATCGAGAGCTGAACTCATCACTGATGATGTTGGTGAGGTTCTTGGTCATCTCCTTATCGTTCCCTTTGACTTGCTTTATTTGGAGGCATAAATGAGCGTTACTCATAGAAGCTTAGGCGTTGCAGTTGAATCTTCCTTTGGTTCATTGTCAGCATCAACAAATCTACCTGATAACTCAGGATATACTTACACTTCGATTCCTTGTGAACGTGAACCTATTTTGATTTATGGGGACGTTGTAGCAAGTGAGAGAAACGATGCAAGAGATGGATCGTATCTTGTACCACCAGAGCCGGATACTGTTTGGAGTGGTGGGAATCGTGTTCGACGTAGAACAGGTCAAGTCAACTTGAGAGTTGATCTGACAACAATCGGAAGCTCACCAAGTGACTACTCTGCAAATTATCTTGGATACTTGCTTGGGGCTGGATTCAAAACTCAAATTGGTGCAGTTGCATCAGTCACAGCTTCAAGCGTGACAGATGTCAACAATTTTGTTGGTGCGGGATTCAGTGCCACAGATGTTGGAACTTTATTATCAAGTATTATCAATGGTGCAGTTGAGTACTCTGCAATCACTGAAGTGAGTGGAACTGACATCACAGTCTCACCAGCTTTCTCAAGTGGATT